CTTTGGATCACCATTCTCGTTAGTGTGAGCAATAGTAACAATGCCTACGTTAAGCTCTGCGGCTAACTTAGATAGTCTGATAGATAAGTCAGCTAACATAGCTTCTTTACTCTCTTCTGATGTACCTACAACTACGTCTTGTATAGGTTCAAAGAATACAAACTTACAATCACAAGCCTGACTAAAGAATCTTATCTGATCTATTAGTTCATCAGTACCTTGACCATCACCTAAGTAGAACTGATAAAAGTTTTCATCTTTAGTTAAGTTACCTATGGCTTCACGTACAAGTTTGTCAGCTTCCTTCTCCTCGATCAAGTCACGTCTTGTTAGGTTATCACCTACTTCATACGACACAAGACCTAGTAAAGACCTTAGTTTAGTTTCTTCTAAGTGCCATGCGGCAATAGGTACACCTTGCTTCAACATACTATATTCCATGTACCTCATAAGCTCAGTCTTACCTATTCCTGTAGGTGCTTTAAACACTGTGAAGTGACCTTGCATAAGACCTAATACCTTATCGTCTAGTGCCTGTATGCCTGTAGGGTAGTATACATGCTCAGGTGTATCTTCATACAACTTAAGGAACTGGTCAGCAGTGTTAAGTATATTCTCTGGTGTATGCTTAACTGGCTTCCACCATAGGTTCTTAAAGTCTATACCCTTACCTGCTTTTAAGAAGTCGTTAGCATCTTTGAAATCACCATGCTGTACACGATAGATTTTGTTAGGGAACAACCTAGCCATACGATCAGCTAGAGCATTACCTGCCTCGTCATTATCTACAGACAAGACAATCTTCTCGAAGCTACCTAACCAATCCTTACAGTTCTCCCACAGCTTCTTAGATGGTGTAGCTGAAGGTAACGACACAACTGGGTTAGTGTACTGCTTACCAAGCATCTGTGCGGCTGATATAGCGTCTAACTCACCTTCTGTTATTGTTACTATACGACTACAACCAGCAGGGAATAAGTTCATACCAAATAGTTCATCACCTTTGAATCCACTCTTAGCATAGAAACCTTTCTCTTCTAGATTACGAACCTTAATTCCCCCAGAGGGGTATATGTATTCTTGTCTGTCGTCGTATGTGAGTACATTAAAGTCCTGCATAGTACTCTGCAAAATCCCTCGGTGGGGTAGGTGACGACCATCAGATACACTCTCTATTCTTTTAGGTGTAAACTCTGTTACATTCATACTATCTCTTTCTTTCTTAGGATAACTGTCTTCTGCCCAGTCATATGTTTCTTCTCTTGATGGGTAATTACCACCACAAGAATGACACTTACCTACTCTCTTTTCAGTATGGTAAGAAAAAGCGTCACTTGAACCACATGCAACAAAAGGACAAGGTTTATGTATTATGTCTGGCATACTTACGTTTCTTTCTTTAGTAGTTTGTACTAGTGAGTGTAAAACTTATGTTTATACTTAAGTAGTACATTTATATATAATGCCTAAAATATTCAAATGTCAAGTTCACAAATTGTTACAAGTTTGTCACGAATCTTGTTTCTTATCTGTTCTACACGTTGTTTTGACAATTTCAACACCTCAGCAGTGTCTGTCAAGTTGTTATTATTATTGTATAAAATCATAAATACTTTCCACTCTCTGTCTGTTAGAAATTTCTTCAGATTCTCTATAGAGTTTTTTAGTTCATACGACCCATAAAGATCTTCTGAAGGTATATCAACATCATCAGACACTACATACTCTATTGTGTCTTCTAACACAGCCTCACGACCTGCCATACCTTTAGGGTAGCTAAAGTTAGACATACTTACGTTTACATACTGAAACATAGCAGTCCTTGCGCTGTAGTATAGCTTAGAGGGTTCTTTAATTCCCTCGGCTCTCATTTTTAAACATAGTACTACACCCTCAGAAACTATATCATCGTAGTCCTGATGGTTGTAGTACTTACTAGCTAACCTTCTACACATATCTAATATGTCTTGGTTGTTCATAAGAATAGGCCAGTCATGTATAACATTGCCTTAACTAATACGAAAGAAAAGCCTATGAACGAAAATCCTATCATAGTAAAAAATAAAATACTTACATACTTAGCTGTTCTTAGTTCTTCCTGTTTCATCTTATCAGTCCTGTAATATGGTTTATAATTCTTCATTGTCTTGTAGCTCCTTTTCTATTGTTCTAATTATTAATCCACAAGTTAAACACTTCTTGCGTCTTCTTATACTTGGGTAACCTAGCTTAAAGTATTCTTGTGTATGCGTTGTCTTAAGTTTATTCTTGTGTCCTTCTTTCAAACAATCAGGACAGTAAAATATAGGTCTAACTCTCTTTCTTACCGTTGGAATTATATTATGTTTCTGGTGTACGACATCCCTCTTGAAATTACCTGCTTCTAAAATAGGGTCTTTAGAATACATAATATCGTTTAGTACACCCATTACGTCACTGGCAAGTATAAAGTCACCCTGTAGTTTTATTTTTGTCATTAGAACATTACCTCTCCATCTACTATTAGTGTGTTATGCCAAGCTATAGTCTCGGCTCTTAGTGCATAGAAGCCTGTCTGCTCGGCTATACTCTCAAGTTCTTCTGTGTCACTCTTGAGTATGCCTAGCTCTATTAGCTCCATTTCCATCGAAGGGGGTAAGGGCATTACAACTCGTTACCTAACCCAAAGATACGACGACCACCTGCTACAAAACCTAGCACACGATCCACATTAAAGCACTTGTAGCCTTGCTTAGTCTTAAGTGTTATGTACCCTGCCTTGCGCAGTGCTTCAGCGGCTATCTGGCCTCTCTCATTGCCCTTAAGACCTTTTATTACATTCATACGTCCAGTGTATGTACGTTCTTCGTTATCCTTAGTTAAGAACTTAACTGTGATAAACTTGTTTTGGTTCTCTGATAATACATTAGTAACCATGTTAAGTGGTAAAGGCATTATATGCTTCCTCCTATTTGTCTATTAATTTCCACTGAAGGGGTGTCATCACCCTCTTGTTCTACTACATAATTCCATTCTGCTTCCATGTCAATACTATATGGTGGTAGCATTGTTAGAGCATGAGTATTGAAGGCGACAAAATTAGTTATGCCTAAACTATTCTCTAACGCATATTTTCCATTGAGGGACTTAGCTGATTGTTCAGCTTCTTCTAGTACTCTCCTGTTTCCTTCTAAAACTGTGACACCTTTCTTTCCACTGTGTACCCCTGCAACTTTATATGTTTTATTCTCTGCCATTAAACTATACCTCATCTACTTCAAACGCCCATCGTAGGCTATGCCAAGAGCTTTCTAATTTAGCTACATCACTCATGTATAAATCATTACAGTCTTTGATCGTCTCTAAACAACTAGCTACATTCTTTTGTATTTCTTCTATAGCTTCTCTCTGCTCAATAGACATCTGCTTTAGAACCCTCTTAGTTTTCATCTGCTTTTTAACTCTAGCTTTATGCCAGTCTACTTGCTTACTCATGTTATTCTCCTTTTAAAACAATTGGTTATCTATGGTTTGCTGTTCGTAACATTCTTCACATATGTCTAAGTCTGTAAGTTGTTCAAGATCAACCTCTTGCTCACAGTTAATACAGAATACTTTATGGTTTTCAAACTTACCCTCGTCTGTAAGTGCTGGAATCCTAGTTCTTCTACTCATTACTATTCTCCTTTTCAAACTTAGCTAATGCACGTTCACAGTCTTTATGATCTGCATACAACTCTATTTCCCTTTGGGGGCAGTAAGCCATAGCTGACAGTTCTCCGTCAACCATCTCTATATCTTCTACATCTATTTCCATCTCACCATAACCTAAGTCAATATAGACTCTAGTATCTACATGCTTACCATATTTTTGTCTAACTATTTCCAACATTATATCTCCTTTATAATCTTATTGCCATAACCTACTGTCTCACTTATCAAGTCTGAGTCAACTTGTCTACGATGTTCTTCACAACCTAAGTTAATAATATCTTTAGCATTACTTGCTGTTATATTATACTTGTCTAAGAACTTCTTACCTGCTACCTGATAGTTAAAGAACCAATCAAGGTACATATCTCTAAGTTGGTTATTTGTATATTCTTTTTCCATTGTTACCTACTCCTTATTTCCACTGAGGGGGTCTATACGAATCACTGTATCATTTTCCATCGGTGGGGTCAAGAAATCATTTTCCACTGGAGGGGGGTCATTTTCCACTGGAGGGGGTGTGACATTTTAGCAACGTGATATAAATACAACAGTGACATAATTACATCTTGACATGACATATTTGCAACAGTGACATAAATGCAACTGATTCGTTTTAGTCCATCCTTCCACCTTTTGCGACCTTGTTCTAAAAAACTAGCCCTTAATTTTATGATATAGGGGCGCGACTCCCTAGTTAGCGCGGTTGGTTTATTTTGCTTGGAACAATTCAAATATTTCCTGTTTAGCGCGTTTTATTCTTTCATTACATTCATTTTGCTTATCAATTTTTAGATTGTCACTATGTAAATCGTGTATTCTTGCCTCGTGATATATTCTTAAAGTATCAAGTAAGTTGATCAAGTTTTCTATTTTATCGTATGTCATTTTTGCGCTATCCTTTTTATCAGCGTTTCTATAATTCCTTATACTATGCGATTCGTTTTATTACAAGTGTTTATCTATGTTATTTTTGCATACCCGTTATGCGATATTAGCATAGCTTAGACCTTGCGAATCACTCTTTTATATCGTATTAATAGGTATAAACAAAAACACTGATAAAAGGATTATTTAAAATGGCAAATGTATATCAAGTATATGGCAACCACGATGGTGTATTAGCAATTTATGGTAGTAAGAAAAGGGCAATAGAAGCGGCTATTGAATATGTTCAAGATAATGGAAATGATTATTTTAATATTGATAAAGACAATCCTTATATCACATACATTGAAGGTGAAGACTCAACAGCACAAGTAGAACAATTTTACTTGAAATAAAACGATAAGGGGCTTGCAATATAGCCCCGAATCACGTATAAAATATATATATTAACACTGATAAAAGGACTCTCTATTATGATTACATTTTTACAATTCACTATTTACTTTGTTAGCCTAGCAATCTTTGCCGTGCTACCATTTGCACAATTAGATAGTTTAGAATTATCTAGCACTCTATTTTGTTTAGCTACTGTTTGTGCTACTAACTTATTTATTGGGAGTCGTTTATGATACTTAGCAACTATATATTAATCCCGTTTATTATCTTATGTATACTTGCAATCTGTTATTACATAGAGGAGTCTTAAATGTTTACTACATTAAAAGCCGCCAAAGAGACTGTATCAATAACTAACCGCAACACTAAAATGGTTGGATCTGCCTTTTCAAGTGACTCGTTTGCTTGCAAGGTTGGATCTAGACTCGCTAACGTAAAAGGTTCTGTTTGTGAATCTTGCTATGCTAGACGGATTCAAAAGATGCGACCATCAGTGAATCAAGGTTGGACAACCAACTATGAAAAGACTGTTGATCTAATAGCTAACGCGCCGCATAAATGGATAGCCGCTTGCGTGTTTCAAATTAACCGCTTTGCAATAAAGACTAATGAGAATTATCATAGGTGGTTTGACTCTGGTGATCTAGATTCACTTAATCAACTAAAAGCAATTATTGAAGTCGCCAAGCAAACGCCTAATATTAAGCATTGGTTGCCGACTCGTGAATTGGCTATTGTTAGGGCTTATAAAGGTAAAGTACCTAGTAACCTAGTCATAAGACTATCCGCGCCAATGGTAGATGATAAGCCAGTGAAGGGCGTTAACACGTCCACAGTACATAAGCATAAGAATGCAATAGGTTGGGTTTGCCCTGCACCAACTCAAGGCAATAATTGCGGTAGTTGTCGCGCTTGTTGGACACCTAGCGTTGCCAATGTATCATATTATAAACACTGATAAGGAGTCACAAGATGATTAAACAAGAATTAGATATATTAAGGAAAATTGGTTTTGATGGTTTTGATACTAAAGAGCAAGTAATTGAAGCGGCCTTGATTGATTGTGAACAGTCACTACGCGAGTCGTATGATCTCATTGATGGTAACTTATTACACGGCGTAAAGCATAAGGTACTAGAGAATATTAACATTTCACTTACTATACTTAAGTTAATGAAAGAGGGGTCTTAATATGTTTAGAGTCAACGTATTCAGTAGTGGTAAAATCTTTTGCTACTATATCGAGCCTAGTCGAGCAAAAGC